CTTCCGAAAAGATGCTTTTGCGATGCGGGGTCAAACATCGCAGGATTTTAGAAGAAAGTTAGTCTGTTAGTCGAAGTTTCAACGGGGTAGGGGGCGTTTTGGTTGGAGATCAAAACAAAACAGGATATTGGTCTTGTGAGCAAAGCAGTTCGAGAGAGGTGGAGCGTTGATCGGGAAGCTATCAAGGCGGCTCTTATGGTTTGCTTGCAGGATCCAGACTTGGCTCCCAAGGCGGCTAAGATTCTTCTCGATGCAGACGCTCTCGATGAAAGACGAGATGCGGCGGAGGAACGAAAGGCTATCAAGGAAAATGAACAGCGGCTCCGACTTCTTGACATCGCTAAGTCTGTCCCAGTTGCAGAACTTGCTAAGCTTGCATCCGAAAACGGCATCGTCGGCGGACCCGATCAAGGGTGACGAGCGGATTAGACAGCGGGAATTGATGTCTCGAAAGCGATCAGCCCAGCGAGACATCTCAATACCGTTGCCCAAGGATCCAAAGCGTCGAACCTACGCCGAACAGGACCCCAAGCTCTGGCTGTCCACTTACTTTGCGGATCAATTCTCCGAGTCTTGGACTGCCGACCGAGAGGCGATGCTTTACTCGATCATTGACGCGGCTAAGTACGGCGGGGACCAAGCAATCGCAGGGCCACGGGGCGAGGGGAAAACGACCATTGCAACCCGGGCGGCTTTGTACCTTATGGTGCGTGGCCTATCGACGTTTCCCGTCGTTATCGGCAAGAGCCAAGGCAAGGCCCAGCTAGAGCTAAAAGACATCAAGGAGCAGTTGCAACAAAACGAATTGTTCATTGCCGATTACCCTGAAATCGGAATACCGATGCAGGCGGTTGGCGGTTGGTCTTCGCGGGCCAGGATGCAAACGGTATCGGGCGTATCGACCAACATCGAGCTTGCAGCAGATCACCTCGCCTTCCCGACGATCGAGCGATGGCAGATTCCCGGATGGCCTGAGGACATCGAGCCAGCATCCAAGGGCCAGGTCTTCTACTGCCTTGGGATCGATGGGCCGGTACGCGGGACCAAGTTCAGATCGAGGCGTCCAACCTTGGCGATTATTGACGACATCGAAGACAGGGAAGCGGCGGCTAGCGATGTTTTGATCGAGAAGAATCAAGAGATCATCGATCAGGATATCGGGGGTTTGGGTGCGTCGGCCGAGCGAATACCACGGGCGATGCTTTGCACGATCCAGAATCGAAAGTGCATTGCGTACCGGTTCACAGATCCCAAGCAGGCTCCATCGTGGAAGGGCAAGCGATACCGAAAGATGATTCGCAGGCCGGATCGAATGGACTTGGTCGAACAATACTTGGACCTTCGCAGGGGGAGGGCGTCCGACGATCCAGACGCCCGGGTGGCTTTCGCATTTTGGCGCGATAACCAAGCGACGATTGAAGCAGGGTGTATCGTTTCCAATCCGCACAGTTACAGCAAGAAGCAGCACGCAGACGGCGAAGCGATGGAGCTCTCGTCGATTCAATCCTACTTTAATCGCGTTGCTGACCTTGGCGAAAAGGCAGTTGCTACCGAGATCGACAACGATCCTCCTGAGTCGGCAGGTCCAATCGGCCAGGGACTTACGGCCGAGATTGTCGCTTCTAGGATCAGCGGATTGGCTCGAAGGCAACTACCGGCCAACACAACAGCATTGACGGCGGCTATCGACTTGGGCAAGTATCGTTGCCATTGGGTGGTCACGGCTTGGTGGCATGGGGCAGGCGGCGTTGTGGTGGACTATGGCGTTGCCGAGGTCTACGGCACGGACAAGTCGATGGACAGCGAAGCATCGGAGCCAGCAATCTATAAGGCTTTGCTAGCGTGGCGAGATGAGTTGCTTGTCAAGAAGTTCGTTGACGGGACCGGGACGCAAAGACAGGTTGATTTTTGCTTGGTCGATTCGGGCAACTTCACCAATGCAGCCTATCAATTCTGTCGAGAGGTCGGAGGTATCTTCCATCCATCGAAGGGCTACAGTCCCTACAGGCAAAAGCGGGAAAGCAACGCCAACATTATCGCGGGTGCGAACATGCACGCTAGCAAGCAATCAGCAAGCGGCGTTTGGCTTTACGAGTTGGACACCGACTATTGGAAGCAGTTTGTCCATGAGCGATTCTTGACGCCGACGTTCGACGAAAACAACATGCTTCGACGCGGGTCGCTATCGCTTTACAACCTTGAAGGAAATCAGAAACACGGATCGTTTGCCCAGCATATCGCAGCAGAGGAACTTGTCTCGGAGTTCAAAGAGGGGAAGGGCTCGAAGCAATACTGGTGCGTCCGAAACGATAACAATCACTGGCTCGATGCAACATACATGGCAGCGGCGGCTGGTGAGGCTTGCGGCGTTAAACTGATTGCCCCATCGGAGATCGAGGTCGAAGCAAGGCAAGTTCAAGACAAGCCAAAAGAGAATAAGCCTGTACAATCTAGGCATCAACACGGGCGAAAGTGGAGTCGTCCGGGTGGCTGGGTTCCAAAGAGGAGAGGGTAGATGAGCAAGAAGCAGAGAAGCAAACCAGCGGTGGCAGTATTGGCCGATCCGATTGCAAACTACGTTCGAGAGGTCAAGCAAGAGCGATCCGATGCGTTGATAGCGTCGATACCCACTCCCGGCGAGATTCACTCAGAGCCAAGCGGCAGCGGGCCTCCATCGTCAATCGGTTTGACTTACGATCCTTGGACCGACGAAGTTTCCAGGGTGGTCGTCACAGACGAATCCGGCAAGGTAACTAAGGACTACAAGCCCATCCCTCGCGAAGACGAAGCGAGGCCATGTTCGCTTTGCGAATCGAGACGGCCAGCGGGCAAGAGTTATAGCCGGGTCTATTGCACGAAGCAACAGGTTCGATACTGCAAATGCCACTACTGCGGGCACACATGGAGCCAAGAGCGTAAATAATTTGCCCTAGTGTACTAATGGATTAGTACAGGCGGATTCACACAGGCGTCTTGCTATGCAATCTTAGGTGCATGGCATCAGCGGCTAGTCTGTTGGCACAAATTGACGCAGCGATTGAGGCACTGCTTACAGGTGGTGCGTCGCAGTATTCTATTGGCAATCGGTCGGTAACTAAACTTGACCTCGCAACGCTCATGCAAGAGCGAAAAGCGTTGCTTCATCAGGTCCAGCGAGAGTCCGGATCGGGCGGAATTTCCCTTGGCAGATTGTCGAGGCATCGCCGATGAACCTACTGGACAGGATTGTATCAGCGATCAGCCCAACGGCGGGACTTAGGCGGGTTCAGGCTCGCAAGGCTCTTGAGCTGGTCAAGCGATCCTACCAAGGGGCAGAGCCTTCGAGGGTATCGAGCAATCGAGCTCCAAAGAATCAACCGGCTGACCAAGAGTTACTTGGACCATTCGGAGCGGATCGCCTTCGGGCGTGGGGGCGCGATTTGGTTCGCAATAACGCCTACGCTTGGGGCGTTGTCGATACGATCGTTTCTTCGGTAGTTGGATGCGGCATCAAGGCTCAATCGATCGCTGAGAATATCAACGGCGAAGACCTTGAGGACATCAACGACGCCCGCGATAAAGTTTGGTCAGAATGGGCCGAGGTTTGCGACATCAACGGCCAACTGACGTTCGACGAGATCCAAGCATTAGCACAGCGGGAAATTGTCGAGGCTGGAGAAGTCTTGGTTCGCTTGGTCAGGTTGCCCGGGAAGACTTACCGCGGCATCTATCGGCCAGTTCCGTTAGCCTTGGAGATCATCGAGGCTGACCGGCTAGCGGCTGATTACGACACTTATCAGACCGGCATCAATCGCGAAGAGGGCAAAAAGATCGTTCGCGGTGTCGAGCTAGACGACCTTGGAAGGCCCATCGCCTATCTGATCTATAAAGACCATCCAAACGCCCCTTACGCGGTATCTCGCACTCCTGAGCGTATTCCAGCAAGCGAGGTGCTTCACCTGTTTCGCCAGGATCGAGTAGGTCAAACGCGCGGTGTTTCGTGGTTCGCTCCGGCTCTGAGTTGGATTCGCGATCTTGGAACTTACGTCGACAACGAACTAGCAGCATCAGCGGTTGCAGCATGTTTCGGCGTTGCGATCAAGACCGAAACGCCTTTAGGTAATTTGGCGGATCCAGACGGTCGAGACGGAACTGATACCGCAGGCAATCGCGAAAGATACCTTGAGCCAGCGATGATCCTTCAGCTCAATCCCAATGAGTCGATCGAGGGCATCAATCCGAATCGTCCCAATACCGCTTCGGAGGCTTGGATTCGCTTGATCCTTCGCGGGATCGCTGTAGGGACTGGGCTATCGTATGAGACCGTGGCAAGGGACTACAGCAGCACTTCGTACTCGTCGAGCCGTACTAGCCAACTGGAAGACCGAAGGCGTTTTCGCTGTTGGCAACAATACTTGATCCATCATCTTTGCCAGCCAGTTTGGGACACCTTTTGCGATCAGGCAGCGTTTTCCTCCCTCCCGGCGTTCCCCTCCTCCGCCGAACTGCTGTCTGATCGCAGAGGCTCATGCCCAGTTGAGTTTCTCACGCCTGATTGGGAATGGGTCGATCCACAGACCGAACAAGCAACGGCTGAAATGGCACTTAAATCTTACACCGACACCTACGCCAACGTCCTTGGCTCTAGGGGTAAGTCTTTCCGATCGGTCTTCTATCAGAGAGCGAAAGAAGATCGATTGCGGAAGCGTCTTGGTTTGCTGACTCCAGAGGAGCGGCAACTTGACATTTCGGCGGCTCAATCGGCATCGGCAACACCTCCAGAGGCTCAAGCAGTCGTTGCTCAACGCATAATGCGAGATTGCGGGACCGGTGCTGGTGGTTTCAAGGAAGGGAACACTTGCGGCGGAGGAGGATCGTCAATTGGTAGCGGTAGCACCGGAGACGTTTATCAAAAAGATGGAAAGGTCTACAAAAACGCCACAATAAACGGAAAGAAAACAAAAGAGGCCGAGGTGTATTCTGCGTTAAGCGGAAAGCCTGGGATAAGCGAAGGTGGCTTGGAAGGAGACAAGATTGTAACTCCTTTTTATAAAAACATCATAAGCGTAGACGCTATCGAATCGGATAAGCGTAAGACGCTTGCCCCTGTAATTGAAAAGGGGAAAGACGAAATCTATTCAGCGGTAAGCGAAATGTCATCTGCTGGATATGACTACAACGACGTTTTGCAGTTCGGTGTTTCTTCTGACAAAAAACCGAAACTGTTTGATTTTTCAGCGGCACAAAAAACAGATTCGCAAGATTCTGCGTTGAGAGAAAACGCTGGACACTTGAAATCGTTTTTTGAACAGTTCGGAATGAGCAAAGAAGCCGCAAGAGTTGACAAGGTTGCAGATATCTTTTTAGGCTCGCGCGGTCTTGCTGACGACGACGGATCTATAGATTTCATGGATGATGCGATTGCAAATCAGATAAGAAAGCTCTCGGAGAATCTAGGCGGTAAAAAGCCAACGCACGCATATTACGCAAGCAACGCAAGACAAGTAGGGGTAGGCGGAATAGCACAGACTGAACACGAAAATGGACTAAAGATCATATTGTCGTCTGGTCCAATCGCAAAATCAGATGTTAGCAAATGGGAGTTAACTCCTGTGTTCTCTTTGTCATCGGACTCGCAAAGGAGAACAGCCAATGCCTTATGACGCAAAGACTACAGCAGCTTGCCCGATCGCTAAGCCTTGGGGCGTGTTCAAAAGCGACGAACGTCAACTTATGGGATGCCATGCAAGTGAATCGGACGCCAACGATCAGATCGCGGCTTTGTACGCTTCGGAACAGGTCGAGCGTGCCAAGTATGACGGCATCGACTTTACACCTCCTGAGGGCGTGCGCAATGAGGCCAAGCAGGGTCTTGAATGGAGGCGCGAACACAATCGCGGCGGTACTCCGGTTGGCGTTGCTAGGGCTCGTGACCTATCGAACGGCAAAGAGATCAGTCCAGATACAATCGGGCGAATGGTTTCCTATTTCGCTCGTCACGAAGTCGACAAGAAGGGCGAAGGCTGGAAGCCAGATCAAAAGGGTTTTCCATCGGCTGGTCGGATCGCTTGGGCTCTATGGGGTGGAGATCCTGGGAAGGCTTTCGCAGCAAAGGTGCAACGTCAAATGGAATCACGGGACAAAGCAGAGCGATCGTCGAGCGTGCCAACGATCCAACGTCAATTCGGCCAGATCAAAGACGGCAAGGCGGTTATCGCTACTGAGACGCCAGTAATGGTCTACGACGAAGTGCGTCGGCAATGGCTACAGCAAGTCCTATTGATGGACGGCGTCAAGTTCCGCCAAGATCGCAAGCAGTTGCCTATCGTCGATTCGCACAACGACAAGACGGTTCGCAATGTCTTTGGATCGATTCGTGGAATCACGATCGAGGGCGATCAGTTAGTCGGCTTGCCTGAGTTCGCAAGCGATGAGGAATCGCAAAAGATCGCGACAAGATACAACGAAGGGCACCTAAATGATTTTTCAATCGATGCCCAGATCCTCGCTCGGCAGTATGTGCCTGAGGGTCAGCAATACATTACCCGACAAGGAAATGTGATCGAGGGACCAGCGGAAATAGTAACCGCATGGGAGCCTCATAACGCGTCGATCTGCGCAACGGGTGCAGATCCTAATTCTACGGTTCGCAGGTCATACGACCAGGGAGCAAAGACGATGGAAGCCGAAACGCTTGAGCGTTTGAAAAGGCTCGGCATGCCTGAGGGTATGACCGAAGCAGACGAGATGATTCGATGGTTGGCCTCACGCATGGAAGAAGGCAAGCCAGAGGACAAAGTTGAAAACATGGAACACGAAAAGCCAGAGGACAAAGTCGAAAAGTCCGAGGACGTTCCACCTGAGGACAAGGTCGAGAACATGGAAGACGAAGTCAAGGCCGAAGTCGCTCGGCAACTCAAAGCAGAAAAGACCCGACGCGATGCGATTGTAGCAAGCGTCAAGCTCGCCCGGCTAGAGCGTTCCTACGCCGACGAACTGATTGATAGCGGAGTTTCCGCAGCGGACGCAAACGAAAGGATCCTAAGAAAGATGGCCAATCAGCCAATCGGTAATGGGGCCGTCGAAGGCTCCTCGTTTACTGTCACTGCTTCCGAGCACGACAAGTTCATGGAGCAAGCCACAGCCGGCTTGGTCCAACGATGCTTTCAGGGGCAGATCAAGACTCAGCAAGCTCCGCAGGTCGCAGGAGCGGAGCACTTCCGAAACTTGGGCCTCTATCGCTTGGCCGAGGCTTGCGTTCGACGAATGGCGATCAACCCTGAGCGATTCTCCAAGGCCGACGTTGCCCGCGTTGCGATGGGCCACCAAGGGACTTGGGATCGCTTGAGAATCCAACGATCCAACGACGTTTACCATACCAGCGGATCCTTCGCGAATCTGCTTTTGGATGCGGCTAGCAAGACTTTGCTGGCTTCATACGTCGAAGCCCCTTACACCTGGAATCAGTGGGTTCGGCAGGCTCAATCGGTCGATGACTTCAAGAACATCAACCGCATCAGCCTCGGCGAATCGCCGAATCTCGAAGTGGTTCCTGAGGGCAAGGAATACCCAGAGGGCAAGGTCGTCGATCAGAAGAAGTCCTACAAGATCGACAAGTACGGAAAGGAGTTTACGGTCACTTGGGAAACCGTGATCAACGATGACCTTGACGCACTCTCCCGCATTCCAGCGATGCACGGGGCAGCGGCTCGTCGTACTCAAGAGAAGGCGATTTACGATGTGTTCCTGAGCAACCCAACGATGCCCGACGGTGTCGCATTGTTCTCGGCATCGCACGCATCTGGAACCAACCTTTCGGGTTCGGCAGCGGCTCCATCTGAAACGACCCTGGACAAAGCCTTCGAGGTCATGGGCAAGCAAAAGGGACTCAGCAGCGATGTGTTTCTTGGGCTTACTCCCTCGATTCTGCTGGTTCCATTGGCTTACGCTGGCACGGCTCTCAAATTGGTCAATTCAACCGCATCGGTTGAAAGCGAAAAGAACGAGGGCGTTGCCAACCTCTACGGTCGCGGCGGTGCTCGTCAGTTGCGAGTTGTCTCCAGTCCATACTTGGACGCCAACAGCGGAACCAACTGGTATGCGATCGCTGACAACAGCCTGATTGACACCGTTGAAATCACTTTCTTGAGTGGCGAAGAATCGCCAGTCTTGGAAAGCGATTGGAACATGCGAAACGACAGTTACGTTTACAAAGTTCGTCAGAGCTTTGCGGCGGCTGTTATCGAGCACCGAGGCATCTTCGCCAACCGTGCTTAATCTCAATTGAGAACCTGCCCCTAGGCGATTGCTTAGGGGCTTTCTGACGAATCAAACATTTCTAAAATAGGGCTACAGAAACATGGCAGGCTTGAAAGACTTTCGACCTTACGAAGATGACTTCATTGGTCCAGCGGTGTCGTTTCCGACTTCGGCGAACATTGCATCGCCTTGGGTCTACACGATCACTGGGGCGGCTCCCCCGACAGCACAAAGGAACAACGACCGAAAGGTTCTGACCCTTACGAGTGCGAGTCAGATTCAGATCCTCGGCGGCGGACACGGTGACGCTCTTGGGTTCGACATCGACGACGTTCAGCGAATCGAGATGCGAGCCAAGATTGGAGCGGCTACATTTACCAGCGGCTCGATTCTTGTCTTCGGTGTTGGTTCGGCTCGAAACGATACCGCCGACAGCGTAACGGCTCACGCATGGTTTCGCATGGAAGGGGCCAACAGCACCACTCAAGTCTATGTTGAAACCGATGACGACGTTCGAGATAACAACGACGTTGCAACCGGCGTAACGCTCGGTACGACTTACAAAGAGTTCGTTATCGACTTCTCGAACGGCAAGTCCGACGTTCACTTTCTGATCGACGGGCAGCGAGTCGCGGCTTCGACGACCTTCGACATGAGCGGATACACCGCAGGGCTTCAGCCGATTGTCCAACTCCAAAAAGCGGCTAACACAAACGCCGACGTTTTTGAGATGGACTACATCAAAGTCGTCTCGAAGCGTGGCTAGTCAATGTCCCTTCACGATTTGATCCAGGCCGATGCGATCAACGTATTTGCCAACCCGAATGACTTTGCCGAGCCGGTTGTCTACTACAAGAAAACCGGCAAGGCGAGGGCTATTAACGCGGTGGTGGTGCGTGACGCATTGGCTATCTTGCCTGAGGATGGAGACACGGTGACTCCAGTCTTCGAGGTCCATGTGGCAAACGACATCGCGGAGGGGATCAGCAGCGAAGAATTAAACCTCGGCGGCGATATGATCCAATTCGCTCCGAGGGTTGGCCAACCGGTCCAGCGTCGGACGGTTACTAAGCTATTGCAGCACGATGAAGGGATGTTGGTTTTGGAATGCCGTTAGCAGTCGTTGAACAGATCGCTCTTGCACTCAAGTCTAGGCTTGATGCGATGGTTGACGACTCGACCAATTTTCCGGTCAATGTGTCGGAGGTTGTAAGGCCAACGCGATTTGGCGATTTCACTCCGATAGATCGCCAGATTGTTTTGGTTCAAGGACAGATGGAAACGGTGCCTGAGTTGTCGCATCCAGGCAATCCACCGGCGCAGGCTTATCGAATCACGTTCCAGGTTCGCGGTCACGTTATCAACGACGAACGAGCGTTCCTTGCAATCGATGAGACGCTCAACCAGTTCCATGCGGACATCGTTCGAGCGGTCGCGGTCAATTCAACTTGGCAGACGTTCGGCGGTCTGTCATTCGATGCAGAATGGAGGCCTCCCGAGTACGTTGCGGCTGACGGCGGGATTGATGGCGTTAATGTTCCACTGGCAGTCACTTTCAGGACCGACGAAGACGATCCAACGGAGGTGCGAGGATGAGCCAGCCAGTAGACTTGAAGGTTGACGTTGATCAAGCGAGCCTACGAGCGATTAGCGAAGCTCTCGGTTCGTTCAAGGGCCATCTTAATCGGCATCTTGCCACAGCGGTCAATCGCACAGCTAGAACCGTTGGCGTTGAAGCGGCTCAGCAACTAGGAAAGATCGTCAACTTCAAGATTCACAGCAAGAATAAAGCGAACACTAGCAAAACGTACAGCAAGGCCAAGACGCTCAAAAAAGCGGTTATCAACAAGAACAGAGCCAGCCCAGATAGCCCATCGGCAACGATCAAGTTGTGGAAAGGCTACCCGTTCCCGCTTAGACATCACGAGGCTTACGAGTACAGCAAGAACCGCAAGGGCAAGCAGATTCACTCGGGGGTTAGATACAAGACTCACGTTGGCGGCGGATGGACCACAGTGCTCGATGGTTTCATCGGTCGCGGATGGGGCGGCAACGTCTATCAGCGAATCGAAGGATCGAGGTCGATCCGAAAGTTAAAGGGCAAAAGTCCAGGCGATTACTTCACTCAAGCGAACGTGCCGACGATCGCAATCAGGCTAGCGGCAGAGCGGCTACCCATCGAAATCAAACGACGCCTTCGAGACGTGACAATGGCGGCATCCGGCAAAATCAAGTTACGCGCATCCCCAGACCTAGGAGCAAATTAAATGACGCTACTAAAGCGAAAGCGAGTATTCGCAGCAAAGATTGAAACGACACCAGGCACGGCGGAGGCGTTGACCAACGCGGAAGCGGCGTTCAATTGCTACGACATCATGATTCAGCATGAGATCGAGCTAGAGCAGCGGGAATCTCAAGGCATGTTTGGGATGCGCCCTAGTGTGCCAGGTGGCTATAAGGGCGGGATCACGTTCAAGCATGATGCGTCTTGGGATGGCACGGCTACCGAGCCCAGTTGGGCCGACACGTTTTTACCTGCTTGCGGATGGGTCAAGTCCGGCCAAGTGTTCACTCCAAAGACTGAGGCACCAGGATCCAACGTCAAGACGCTGACGATCGCTGTCTATATCGACGGCGTTATCAAGCAACTGAAGGGATGTGTTGGTACGTTCAAGCTGGTTTGTCCATCCGGGAAACCTGCTGTTTTGGAGTTCGATTTCAAGGGCATCTGGACTGCTCCCACCGACGGATCGATTCTTGTCCCAACTTATCCAACGGCTCAACCGCTCCGCTTTGCGTCATCGGTGACAACTTGGAACAGCGTAGCGTTGACCGTCGAGAACATGACGCTCGACAGCGGGAATACTGTTTTTCTTCGCGAGGACTCTTCCGATGCGAGTGGGTTCAAGTCGGCGATTATCACCAATAGAATGGTAAAAATCACAGGAAACCCTGAATCCAAAACGGTTGCCACTCAAGACCGATACGGTAAACTTCTCGATATGTCCGAACATGCTTTGACGTTCGATCTTGATGGGCCAACGAACAGCAAGATTACGATCGCGGCTCCCAAGGCTCAGATCCAATCGATCCAAGAAGCAGATCGGGAAAACCTCGTCGTCGATGAAGTCGAGTGGGGTTGCAATCGCAACGTCTCAGCAGTCGACGAAGAATGCTCGATAACCTTTACCGCAGCTAGCTAAAACATGCCGATTCTACTTGAACCAGGGGCTACTTTTCCCGTGTGGCTTGAGTCTGACAAGACCAAGCCAATGGAATCAAGGCCAGTCTTCGATGCCAAGGCACAATCGATGAGAGGGCAGCGCAAGTTGCTTGCTGTTGTCGATATGATCTTTGCTGAAGGGGTGACGGTGGATCATGTGTTCGATGCTTCGCGGGATTGTTTATTTGATTCCTTGGGTGGATGGCGAAACATTGCGACTAATTTTTCCAGAGAGGCCATCGAAGACGTTTTGACGTTCGACGAGGTTCGGGAGTTACTGCGAAAGATCGCTGCCAATCAGCGAATGAGCGGCGACGAAAAAAAATGATCAGGGTCGCGGCGTTGATTCGACACGGGAAACTGTGCAAGCAATGCAGCGACAAGGAGTGCAAGGATCTTGGGACCGACCGAGAGCCGATAGAAATCGAGTGCCCAATCTGCCTAGGTAGAGGGTGCACAGAATGCAATCAGGGCCAATGGAAACTGAGCGGATGCCCCAATCAGTTCTGTCGGCCAGTGGTTGATTTGGTTGGGCTATGCGATTTGTACGAGCGTGGCTTACCTCCGATTCAAGGAGGGTCGCTTGATCAATCGGCATGGTTCCTTGACGCAGCGGCAAAAATGAAGCACGAAGAAAACCTTTTGAGGATCGAAGACAATGGCTAGCGAATCGGTCAAGATCCTAATTGAAGCGGAGGATAAAGCCTCGATGCAGGTTGCGGGAGCGGCCAAGAACATCGAAGCATCCGTGAAGGGCGTCAAGGAGACTGGGCAGAAGGCCAAGGCGTCCGTCGAGTTCTTCGGTGTTTTGGCTGGTCAGTTAGGCGGGAATCAGTTGCAAACGGCAGCATCGGGAGTCGCGGCGATAACCGAAAAGGTCGGACAGTTCTCCGAGGTCATGAAGGTGGGAGGCGCAGGTGCTACTGCTTTCCAGGCTGGCTTGACGTTGCTGGTCACAACGATGAGCTTTTCAGTCGGCAAGTCGATCGGAGAAATGATCTTCGGAGTCAATGATGCTAAGGCTGCATTTGAGGAAGCTAGAGTAGAGGCTGAGGCTTACGCTAACGCTTTGGTGGCAGCAGGAAATCAGAAGTTCAGCGAGCAACTCGAAGACGTCCAATTGATCAGAGATCCACAGGCGAAGCAACAAGCGGCGGTCGATCTTTTTAAGGCAATCGAAGGCGGCATCCAAGATACGCTGTCTTCGATGAATTTTTACCAAGAACAAGTTAACCAGATGGACGCGTCCGCTGGTTTGAAGGGGTTGTCTTCGGAGCAAATGGAGATCCGAAACCAACTTCAGCAACAAGCCAACTTGCAAGTGGACATTCTCGAAAGTCAGAAGAAGCAACTGGCTGAAGTATCGCGACAGTTTGGGCCAAGGGCTCAGTTGGTCGCATCGATTAAGGCTCAAAACGCCGAAGAAGATAGGGCTAACGCAAAACAAGTCCAGATATTCCAAACGACACAAAACACGCTGAAGCAACTTGGATTCCAGTACGACGAATTGACCAAGGGCAGAGAAGCAGCAAGAGCGGCACAACTCAGAGACCAAGGAGTCGGCGAGTCTGACATCAAAGCTATCCTGCTTATGGATGGATTGATTGCCAAGGAAAAGGAATTGCAGGCAACAAAGGAAAAGGCTCGCCAATCTGAGATAAGTCGTCTGAGTTCCGTGGAGAATCTTGCCAAGTCTGAACTTGATCGCATCAAGGAACAGAAGGTTGCACTTGAGCAAGGTGAACAGGCGGCTCATGCTTTCAGGCTTCAGCAACAGGGGATGGACAAAGAGACTAGCGAGGCAATCGCAGCGGCTCAAGCGGCAATGGACAAGCAAAAGAAGCAAAGCGATCTAGCCAAAAAGCTATCGGAAAAGCCTCAATTGATGGCAGTCGAACAGCGGCTAGTCATGCGCGGTGCATCGGAGGACATCCAAAAGGACATAGCAAGCAACACGCTCAAGACAGTTGAGAAACTCGATCAAGTAACCGAAGCGATTAAAGCCATGCCGAAACAAGACAACCGAAATAATGTTCAGCTGGAGCTCATAGGATGAGCAACATAATCGAAGTAACTGAAATGTGGTCTAAGCCGGTTTCATCGGTAACGCTATCGGACAATTTCCGTAAGCGACAGATCAAGCTCCAGCGAGCATTTCAGATCCTTACGACTCCGCAGGCCAAGGAGGTGGATTGCTATTCGTCAACTGGCATACTAGAAGGAGATCGATTTTCTGATGATTTTCCTTATGCTTTTGCCGACAACTTTTCATTAAGCCGGCAAAGCCTTATCCTATGGCAACTCAACATCGACTACACCGGCGAGCTAGGACCAAGCGAGAACGAGGACAATCCGCTTTTTGCGCCTCCTAGGATCGATTGGGACGACGTAGAAACCGAGGAAGAAATCGACGAGGATTGGGATGGCAACCCGATCCAAACGGTCAACGGCGAGCCTATTGAGGGCGTCAAGACGTTACTACCAGATCAGACGGTTACGATCAAGCGAAACATGCTGATGTTTAATCCGTTCGTGCAAGCGGCATACAGGCGAAGCGTCAATTCCGATGTTTTTTTAGATTGGCCACCAGGCACAGCAAAGCTTATGAAGCTTTCGGCATCCAACGTGGTCACGCCTCAGCTTGCGTACTGGGAAGTAACCGGCCAGATCCGATTTAGGTATCCATACCGAACCACAAACGAACGGGCTTGGTATCGAAGGGTCCGGCATCAAGGTTACTACAAACGGATTACGACAAGCAATAATCAAACGCAGATAGTTCGGGCACTCAAGGGCGGCGAGCCGACGAATCGTCCAGTGCTGCTTGATGCTCAAGGCTTTGAGATACCGCAAACCGAAGGCCAGCAAGTACAGGCACATTGGCTAGAATTTAAGATCTACAATCCACTACCTTATGGAGCATTGGGGCTACTATGACAACGATACCGAACGCAACGATCATCCTCCCACCAGAGGTCATCACCAATTACACCATCGCGGGCAATGCTGACATCGCAACGACAAAGCTAGCTCAGCGAGTGCTTGCCGAATCGGTCATTCCGCTTACTCAGGCTAGGGTTTGGGATGCGGTGCAAACCAATCTACCAGCGACACCGGCAACAGACGACCTGGGCATCATTACAGGCACTTGGGGGACCAATCCGGCCAGAATCACGGCGGGTGACGTAAAGGCCCTTGGAGCGACTACCAGACGCCTCTATTTGGCCATTCCGATACCGGCCAACTACGAGGATGGCCAGACGATCCAACTAAGAATCCGAGCCAAGATGGAAACGACGGTTTCCGATGGGACTTGCACGATCGACGCTGAAGCTTACGTCGGCTCAGATGGTTCGCTTGGGTCGGATCTTGTGACGACTCCAGCAGCGTCGATGAACAGCCTTACGGCGGCGAACTATGATTTCACCATCAACGCTACCGGAGTAGATCCAGGCGACTTGCTAGAGGTTCTCATCTCGATTGCAAGCAACGACACGGCAACGGCCACGGCAGTTACTCCGGCGATCTATTCGATCAGTCTGCTTTGCGACACGAGAGGCTAATCAGTGGCTCAACAGATCGGAGCGTACACGCCAAAACAGGCCAAGCGAATATGGGATGCTGTGCAAGCTTTCGAGCGTCAAGGCACAGCGTCTCAAGGGGCATTCCTGCCATATACGCCAACTCCGATCTACTTTGTGAATAAGTCGACCGAGACTATACCTCCATACGGTTGCATCCAAATGATCGGATCGAGCGAGATCGACGGGACAACCTACATCGAGGTTGATCGGCCATTTGATTACTCCGATTCGGTAGTTGGTCCGTTTCTGCTCAATGGGCCTGGTGAGTGCCTAAAGGACGAAATCGGTACGGCTCAATGGGGCCCGATCTTTCGAGCTACCAAAGACTCATCGACTTACACCACGGGCACTCGGATGGGGCCAGTGGCGTCATCGTTCGATCTGTCGAAGGGGTGCTTGTTTACGTTCATCGGTGATGACGAGCAAGAAACCGATCTGATAAAGGTTGTTGCTTGCGAGACTCCGCTACTAGCGGTGGCTACTTCGGGCATCGGTGCCAACACCAGCGGAACTGTAACGGCTAAGGCTCCAGCCTCTGGCAATTGGACAGCAGGCAGCGTAACATATACCGCTTGGAATCCTACGGGCGTTGCAATTGGGTCAGCGGCTCCTGTGCTGCTTTTTCCCGTTGACGCCAAGTGGCTTGCTGTGGAGCTCTGCTAATGGGTGGAATGGGCCGATGCTGTTGCACTTGCGATTGCTTGCCATTGGAAGACTTGCCAACGATTACGATCAGCGGTCATACAGGAAACGGATGGTCGGGCGATTGTTGTTTCGAGCAGACGTTCACGCCAAACAGTACACCTAGCTGGTCGAAGAATTGCAGCGGGATGCTTTTTGAAGGATCGGTTTCCGAAAGTTGCACCACCGAGCATTGGCAACGACTAACTCCGACTTATCGCGGCTATGAGTTTCTGGGCGAGGGCGGTTGCTTGGATCTACCGGAAAACTTTTGCTGTCCCGATGGCGCCGACCATATCGCAACAACTCAAACCGAATGGGATTTTACAGACAACGCTTTTATGGCTGTTTGGCGCAGGCCAAAGCATATCATCGTTCGGATTAGCCAAGAGGAAGTAGACTGCGAAGGCGTCGAAGGTCAAACAAGCGGTTGCAAGATCGTTATTCGCTCTCGGTATGTTTACGACTATCAGAGCAAGGTCTACCAAAACGCACAAACCAAGGTTACGCAGACGGTAACTATGGTTAACGATACTTGTTTCGAGGTCAATCCAGATCACGAAATAGACGATTCAGGATCGCCACTTATTGATTGCGACGGCGTACCGAGCGATCCTCCAACTAATCCAATCGATGCGAATTGCCTTTATACCGGGACGATCTACTTTGATCGAGTCAAGTATTACGACACCATGCCAAGCGGTTCGATTACGTTTGGCAATTCCGATGTTCCTGGATGCGATTCGTCGTCATGCGACTACAGCCCCTATAACTACGTTGATTCGGTTTGTATCTACGGGCCAACTGGAGAGATTGATACTTCAGGATGCCTATTTAATTTGCCGTGTTATTGCACAGGTACGGTAGTATCTGTGAGCCCTAGCGATCAATCTGAAACGGTCACTTGCATTGGCGAGTCGGTCAGGGAAAAGCAAGGATGCTTTGATGATCCATGCATACCTGCTTCTTGTGCGTTCGACCTGATCACGATATGCAATAATCCAGGCGAGCCTCCGCTATTTGAAACCGATTGCGATGATTACTTTACGGCATCGCTGGCTGGATTTGTATGCAGCGGTGGCTCAGGTAGAGATGGCATCGGGAGCGACGGTACAATGGGAGGTCCGTTTGTTACGACCGATTCCGACTTGAAGTATCTATCCTGCGGAGGTTGTTCCGATGGATGCTACTTTGCCAATCCAACCGATACAGGGCCATCTTATCCTTATCTGCCTTTGTTCGATTGCGACGACAGCCCTTGCGATCAGGATTGCTGTCGATTCGTCGACGAGTGCCCATGCTGTCCAGGTGAATGCAATCCGCTATTCCGCAATGGTGTATCCACGGTAACATCGCACACAAGAACTCAGACTTGCACAGGGCTACAATCCGCTTTCGTTTGCACAAATGCACCATCATGGACAATCACACTAGCCTAAAGATCAACATGGACGGTACGCCTTACGTCGAGGGGCAGCCACCTAGGCCAACGGCGACACGCCTTGAGCTTATCGGCCAACCACCTAGGCAAGTGCTGACGCAAGAGCAGATCAGGGCAGCAAGGATCGAGCGAACAGCAAAGCAAGGCCAGTTCGCTTGGTCGTTATTGCATCGATACCGAGGTTGCGATCCTCAATGGTTAGAACTGTGGGTCTATTTCATTCCGTCGCGGTGCGACTGCAAGGATGGCTACCAAAAGATCCTAGAGGAATTGCCTCCCGACTTCTCAAGCCCGGAAGCCTTTTTCGCTTGGGGCGTTCGACTTCACAACGCCGTCAATGCGAAGCTAGGCAAGCCTGAACTAACGATCGAAGAAGCATACTCGATTTGGAGGAAAGACGATGCCGATAAAAACAGCGGGACGAATATACCTTGAGGAGTTGTGCGCAAAATTCCCTGAGGCTTCCAACCTCGGACTAGCAAAGCGAGCCAGGAAAGAACGTCCAGAGTCTTTCGCATCGCTGGAACATGCTCGATCGACTGTTCGACAAATACGAGGGGCCAACGGGAAGCGTAACTCCCCCTGGGCCACACAACCAAGAGCCAAGGGTAAGGCAGGGCAAAAACCGAAGATGCCCCCTTCATTGGCAGAGCCGTTTGAGGTTTTTACGATCGATTCTAAGCGATGCGGAATCATCTCCGACGTTCATATTCCATACCA